CGAGAATTTCGATCTGCGGGAGGTGTTTGTGTTCGGCGGGCTTAGTGCGGTCGGGTACGGAGTTTTGCAGATTCACGCCCCGTCAGCCTGGATCGTGATAGGCACGGCGTTCGTCATACTCGGAATGCGCCGCTGATGGGGCTTCTCGCGAAGCTGGAAGCGGCGCCGCGCGCGGAAACCACGACGCTGCGGTCGCCGGCGGCATGGTTCCTGGAGGCGCTGTTCGGGCAGCGTGAAGCCTCGTCTGGCGTCCGTGTTTCCGAGGCGACCGCGCTGGGGCTTTCAGCCTATTACTGCGGCGTCAACATGATCGCCGGCACGTGCGGCTCGCTGCCGCTCAACGTGTATAAATCGGACGGCAAGAAGAGAGACGTCTGGGCACAACATCCGGCGCACCGGCTGCTGCACACGGAGCCCAACCCAGAGATGACCGCGATGTCGATGCGGCAGACCTGGATCACGCATGCGCTCGCGCGCGGGAACGCCTACGGCGAGATTCTCTGGGACAGCCGCAACAATCCGGAACAGATCTGGCTGTTGCCTCCGCATTTGACGAAGCCGCGGCGCGACGATCGGGGGCAGCTGTGGTACGAGATTCGGCCCTGGGACAAGGAAGTGCGGTATTTGAAACCCGAGGACGTGCTGCACATTCCGGGCATGGGCTACGACGGGATCATGGGCTACGGGCTGATCCAGGTGGCACGGGATGCGATCGGGCTCAACTCGGCGCAGGACCAGTACGCCGCGAAGTTCTTCAGGAATGGCGGCAATATTTCCGGCGTGGTCGAGACCGATAGCGTGCTGACGGATGGGCAATTCACCCGGCTCAAGAGCGAAATCGCGGAAAAACTGCAGGGACTCACGAATGCGCATCGCATCGCGGTGCTGGAAGCAGGGCTCAAGTTCAAATCAATGAACCCGACGCACCGCGATACGCAACTGGTGGAGGAGCGCCGGTTCACCGTGGAGGACTGGGCGCGGTGGCTCAATATGCCGCCGCACAAGCTGAAGGAGATGACGCACGCGACCTTCTCCAACATCGAACACCAGAACATCGAGTGGGTGGTGGACACGATCCGCCCCTGGCTGGTGCGCTTCGAACAGGAGTTCAACCGCAAGCTGTTCCGCAAGCAGAGTATGTTCTACACCAAGCACGTGGTGGACGGACTGCTGCGCGGCGATCAGAAGGCACGATTCGATGCCTACTCAATCGCTCGCAATTGGGGGTGGATGTCGGCGAATGACGTGCTCGAGCTCGAGGATCGCAACCCATTGCCTGGGAAACTTGGTGATATGTATCTCGTGCCGCTCAACATGGTTCCCGCCGAAAAGGCTGGCGAGGACAAGACCACCGCGCCCGCTGCGCCTCCGGACCTGGATAGTGCCCCGGTCACTGCGCGGTTTGTCCGCGCGGCGGCCGAGCGCGTGATGCGTTTTGAGTCGCGCATGCTGGAGGCGAGGGGGACCGCCGCTTACATCGAGGTTGGCGCCAAGGTCGCCGAGTGGATGTGCGTATCGCAGGATGCCGCGGATCGCTATTGCGCCGCGGCCATGCAGTTGAACCTGCTCGCCGAGGATCGCGGTATTTCGCAGGACGAGCTCAAGCTGCGCAAGATCGAATTACTCGAACGTCTCGTGCTTGGAGAATCTCATGCCCACACCGCGTAAAGGCCAGCCGGAAGCCGGATCCCGCCCGTGGTTCCGCGTGCAGGCGAAGAAGGACAACGCTGCGGAAGTCTTCATTTACGACGAGATCGGAGCCGGATTCTTCGGCGGAGGGGTCGCCGCGGCCGACCTCATCAAGGAAGTGAAGGCGCTCAACCTCGGTGCCGACGGCGAACTCACCGTGCGCATCAACTCGCCGGGCGGGAATTTTTTCGAGGGCATCACGATTCACAATTACCTGCGGACGATGAAGGCGAAGATCATCGTGCGCGTGGACGGCGTTGCCGCATCGGCCGCCTCCGTGGTCGTCATGGCCGGGGACCGGATCGAGATGCCGGAGAACGCGATGCTGTTCATCCACAATCCCTGGATGTTCGCCGCGGGGGACGCCAAGGTGATGCGCAAGGTAGCCGAGGACCTGGACCAGATGCGCGACAGCGCGGCTGGAACCTACCTGCGACGGGCCGGCGACAAGCTGACCCGGGCGAAGCTCCTGGACATGCTGGACGCCGAGACCTGGCTCAGTGCGGAGGACTCGGTCAAGCACGGCCTGGCCGACGTGGTGGACGAGCCGGTGCGCGCCGCGGCGCTCGCGCAGTTCGACTTCGCGAAGTTCGGAATTCCAGTTCCGAAGGCGCTGGTCAATGCAAAGGTTTCTCTGGCGGAGGACTTGAAGCGCCGCCGCGAGCAGTTGAACGCTCTTGGGAAAGGGCAGGTCCCGCCCAAGGCGCCTCCGAAACAACCTTAGACGCTGACAGGCGTCAAAACGCGCGGGCGCCAAAGCAGCCCGATGCGCAGGGCCGAAGCCCTGAAAACCTGTCGCCGAGCCCGCCGCGCGCGGGTTTTTCTTTCACCTTTTTGGGAGTACGACGAATGAAAACCGTCACGCAGTTGAAGCAGGACTACGCGGCATTGCTCGCCGAGGCCGAGGGTATTCTCGACGCAGCCGACGAGGCCGACCGCGCCATGACGCCGGAAGAAACCGCGAAATACGACGCCGCGGTGGCACGGCTCACGGAAATGAAAGGCGACATCGAAAAGCGCATCAAGCTCGAAGCCGTGGCAACGCCGAATTTTGGCGGGCAAGCGCCGACCGTGCGCGAGCAGCCATCCGCCGCTTTGGATGAAACCGAGGTCGAGGCCACGATCCGCCCCACGGATGCCGGTGCGCGCGTCGAGATCCCGCGCGCCTACGGCAAGCTCGTCGCTTTTCCGAAGACCGTGAAGGGCAACCTGGCCGCCTACCGCGCCGGCATGTGGTTGCGCGCCACGCTCTACGGAGATGTCAACGCGCAGGACTGGTGCCGAAAAAACGGCGTCGGTGTGCGCTCGGCTCTGTCCGGCGGGGTGAACACTTCCGGCGGGGCTCTCGTGCCCGAAGAGCTGGAACGGGCCATCATCGACCTGCGCGAGCAATACGGGCTGTTCCGCCGTGTCGTCCGCGTAACGCCGATGGGTTCCGATACCCGGAACATCCCGCGCCGCACGGGCGGTCTCACCGCCTATTTTGTCGGCGAGAATGTGGCCGGCACAGAGTCGGATGCCGGCTGGGACAATGTCCAGCTGGTGGCCAAAAAGCTGATGGTACTAACGCGTATGAGCAGTGAAGTCGCCGAGGACGCGATCATCGACCTGGCCGACATGATGGCGCAGGAAATCGCCTACGCCTTCGCGGTCAAGGAAGACACCGTGGGCTTCAACGGCACCGGTTCGGCGGCCGATGGCGGCATCGTCGGCGTGCTGGTCAAGGCGCTGCAGGCGGGGTTCACGAAGGCCAAAGTTGCGGCGGTGTCACCGCACAACACGCTGGCCGAGATCGACGCGGACGACCTGCTCAACCTGATGGCGGCAATCGCGCAGTACGCGAAAGCCGGCGCTGCGTGGTATTGCAGCCCGTCGGCGCAGGAGCTGGTGTTCAACGCGATCAAGATCGCCGGCGGCGGCAATACCCGCGATATGCTGGCCGACGCGGACAAGCCGCGCTTCCTCGGCTATCCGATCGAGGTGACCCCGGTGATGGCCGACACGCCCGGGACCGACTATAACGCTCTCGTCATGATCGGATTCGGGAACCTGCGCCAGGCCGTGACGATGGGCGACCGCAGGGGTATCCGGGTCGCGCTTTCCAACGAGCAGTACTGGGAAGAGGACCAGATCGGGATCAAGGGCACGGAGCGCTTCGACATCAACGTCAATGACCTGGGCTCAACAACGGTGAAGTCGCCGTTTGCGGTCCTGGTTGGCACGACGTAAGACTGAGGCTCAACCCCGGGCCGGCACAAGCCGGCCCATCCTCTTTCCCCCTTTTTTTAGAAGGAACCACGCCATGATGCCTCTCCAAAACACGGCGACGAAAGTCGCGATCAAGCCCCAGTCGGTCACCTCCGGCGCCACCGCGTCGGGGTATGTCGATTGCCTGGGATACAACGAAGCCGCGGTTGACGTCATCCTCGACAGCCAGGGCTCCACCACCTCGAACCCGTCGGTGCTGAAACTGTCGGAGTCCAACATCACGGACGCCACGGGCTTCGCGGACATCACCGGCTTCGTCGGCGATGCCACGAACGGCTTCACCATCCCGGCCGCGGGAGCCGCGGCGACGATCGTCCGGCTTAACGTCGACATGCGGGCGCGCAAGCGCTACCTGAAGGTAACGGTCAGCCCGGACGGCGCGACGCAGATTCTGTCCGCGGTCGTGACGCTCGGCAAGGCGAAGGATTCCACCGTCGCCCGGTCGGAGATGTCCGGCGTCAAAGACGGCTGATCCACTGCAACATGCTGCGACC